TATATTACAAAGTTAATATTTTGTGCTATAATAGCCGCATAAATCGCGAGGTTTACAACGTCGGGATACATCAATATAAAGGTTAATTATGGAACTGGAAGAGGCGTTACAGGTTATCGAAACACTAAAGGGCGAAAATGCTACTTTAAAGACCGAGAACGAAGGTTTAAACACTAAGCTAACGGACACGGCAAGCGCGCACGAAAAAGAGTTGCAGGCGTCTTTTAACAAGGGTTACGACAAGGCCAAAAACAAGTTCGAAGGTGAAGTAGGAGACGGTTATATTAAAAAAGAGGACGTCGAAAAGATGCTATCTGAGCGAGAGCGCGGGCATACGGTAGAGAAGGAGCTATTACGCCTAGGTGTAAAGAATCCGGACCGAGCCGCAAAGCTGATCGACGAAGAAGACCTCTTGAAGTTCGGCGGCGAAGACTTCAACGAAGAAGACTTTATGAAAAAGTACGGCGACGATATCGTTTTCGCGAAGCCGTCAGGTGAAGAGGCGAACGGTCCAAAAGACGCACCCTCTAACTTCACCAAGAACAACGACAAGCAAGAACAGCCTTTAACGGCTGAGAGTTACGCAGAGCTATCACCGGCAGAACAGGCGAAGATACCTATGGCGGAAAAATTGGCCCTTCTGTAAAGAGGGCCTACAGTAAAGAGAGGGCCTTATTATGGCTATGGATAACAACAAAGTAAAAATCTTTACCGATATTATGGACACCAAGTTGGGTGACAAATCGGTAGTTATGTCGATCGCGCGCGGTCAGTATCGCGGTCAGGTAGTGTCGGGCGGTTCGGTTGACATTTTGGGTACTGAGGCCGTAACAATCGGACAATACAACGGTACTATTACGCACCAGACTATTACAGGTACGGCGCAAACGGTAGCGATTACAAAAAAACCTTACTTCTCCATCAAGTTGGGTTACGACGATCTAAGTCAAGTACCGGCAAACGAAAAAGACTTTTTGATGCAAGATGCGTCCAAGGGGCTAGCGCTTGACATTGATACGCAATTCGTAGCGCTTGTGGCTAAGGCGCTTGTAACGGTATCGGGCAACCTTTCAACCGTTAACAGTGCCTTTACAGGTTTGGCAACTGCGTTCGATGTTGCAAACGTCGGTATGAATGATCGTGCGGCAATTGTAAGCCCTGCGGTAGCTAATACGCTTGTAGAGAAGCAGGGCGCGGCGCTTAACGCAGAGAAGGCGGCGGACGCGGTTTACGAAGGCTACCTAGGTAAATATATGGGCGTTGAGATCTTCAAGTCGAACAAGATCGGAAGCACCCTTACAGTTGCGAACTGTATCGGTATTGATATGTCGGCGCTAGTATTAGCGAAGTCTTACGAGAAAGTGCGCGATATCACATCGTCAGAGTTCTTCGGGGTGGCTATTCAAGGGCTTATGGTTTACGGCGTAGACGTAGTAGAGACAGAGGCCGCCGCGTCTGATCGCATTATTGCATTCGATATCGACACAGCCGCGTAAGGTGAGGCCTTCGGGCTTCTAATCAAATAAAAAAAGGTTGAAATAATGGCACAAAATAACACACCACCGGAATTAACACCGGAAGAGTTGGCAAAAATGACAGAAGAGGCGAACGCCGCTAAATCGTCAAAAGGCAAGTACGAGAAGATGGTAGAAGATCAAGGCAACAAGACGGGCAAAAACAAAAAGCCCCTTCTTGCTAAGGGTACAGGATACGAAATCACGTACAACAAAAAATAAAAGGGGCTTAACCCCCCTTCCAAAAAGGGGAACTTATGGCGGTTTTGCCTACTTACACTACACTTTACGGCGACGCTACGGCGGCGATAAATCACTACAAATCTCTTTTCCCTAGCGACATTACTACAGGCGACGCAACAATAACAGCGGCATACGTTACGGCATTTACGAAGATCTTACCTGTATTCGGTCGGATACGTAATTACGATATTGCAGAAGACACACTACGTAACGAGCATATCAAAAACGCCATTACGCTAGAGGTAGAAGCTATCATTACGGCGAACGCCGGTAGCGCTACTATTACGGAAGGCGGGCTAAACGACGGCGACGGAAACGAGAGCGGTACGGTAGTAGAAGAGAAAATGGGGAATATCACTACCAAGTACTCAGGGGAGCAATCGCAGGGTAGCAAACTGGCTTCGACTTTGGGCCTTCTATCAATCAACGCGGGGGTAACCTTAGCACGTTTCATCGCCCGTTCGGTCGGTTGGTCGGCGGGCGAGGTTTACTAAGGTGGATCTATGAACATAAAGCGTTATCGAAAATACTTTAAGACATGGACCGTAAAGACGTCCACAAACGCAAAGGACGGCTTCGGAATAGTACAGGTCGGATCTAATGAAACGACCTTTAAAGGCTATCTATCGAAGATGCCTAGCGCTACCAGAAACACAGGCGACGGGATACCGGAGACGCAAAGTAACGGTATTATGTTCACGGGTCCGGAAGTGGATCTAAAAAAAGGCGACATTATCGGGGGAAAATATCAGGTTATAGACGATAGCCGTTTCCCTTCGCATAACGAGTTTTTCATAAAATACATAGATAAATGGTAGGTGGGCTATGCGCGGAGGCATTACCTTTAACTCAAAGAGACTGGGAAAGGCGGTAGAGAAACACGGCGAAAACGTCGTTAAAAAGTTTGCCGCCTCTACCTTCAAAACGATCATCAAAATAAGCCCGCGCAAAAACACGCTTAGCGCTTCTGGCAAGTACAGGCGGACCGGTGGCTTTGTAGAGGGTTGGAATATCAAGCAGACCGGAAACGGCTATAAGATCTTCAACGAAACAAACTACGCGCCGTACTACGAGTACGGACACCGGACCAGAAACGGCGGGGTGGTCAAGGGGGCCTATACTATGAGTAGATCAATTGACGAAAACCTTAAAAAATATGGCCTCACGGCTACCAGAAGGGGCGGGGTATGATTACTACTGAGCAAATCCGTAGATCTGTAGGGCTTCTTTTAACACAGCGTTACGCAGACGCGGACGTATTCGAGGAAGAGGCTACGCAGATACGCGAGAATGTAGACATTTTCGTAATTTCGGCGGACGTTATCGCGTCGCCGTTCAGCAACGGGTATCAATTGAAAGAAGTTGAGGTAGTCGTCCAGTACTTCCGTACAGATGAAATACAGTTTAGACGAGATTACGGGGCGGTAAAAGAGGTGCTACAAAGTGAAATCTTTGTAAACTCTATTCCGATAGTTGATACAAATAAAAACGTGGTAAAATACCTGCTAGTCAAATCGAGCAACATTAGGCTAGTAGATAGTATTTTATCTATCAGGATCACCGCCGACTTTATAGACGATGTTGCGAAGTTCGGCGGTGTTCAACAATACGAGCTTATTGGAAAGCTTGAAATAACAGGGGAGTATTAAAATGGGTTTACCGAGTTTTACTATCGGCTTTCAGACTAGCGCGGTCGAAGCTATCGCTTTGGCTTCACGCGGGTTTGTGGCTTTGGTTATCAAGGACGCTACGCAGGGCGTAGGGACATACACATATCAGAATTTCGCGCAGGTCGTGGCGGGTGATTACGATGCGGCTAACTACGATTTGATCGAAGCCGTGTTCGCAGGATCTCCCACAAAGGTAAAGGTTATCGTAGGCGGAGCAACTGCGGCATTCGCGGACGTTCAGGCGCAAATCTTAAATGGCAGTCCGGATATCGACTATCTAGCCGCGCCGGATTATTCGGCTGAGTCGGTGGCGATTATTTCATATATCACAGCCGCGCGCCTTGCAGGTGCGAAGATCAAAGGCGTTTTGGCCTCTACCGGTTCGGATAAAGAGTACATTATCGACGTGAAGGTAACCGGAGCGGTTGACAGCACTGCAACGGCACTACCAGACCAGACGGCACGTGTAGCCGGTGTACTTGCGGGGCTTGATCCTACAAGAAGCGCGACCTACTATGTCCTACCGGAAGTAGCAGACGTTGACGCGTTAGCAGACATTGGGGCGGAGATCGACGCCGGTTACCTTGTCTACTACAACGACGGGGAAAAAGTGAAGATCGCCCGTGGCGTAAACAGCTTCGTTACGGTTACGCCTTCGAAGGGTGCGCTATTCTCCAAGATCAAAAACGTAGAAACTATGGATATGATCGCTTACACTGTGCGAAAAACTGTAGAAAATGACTACGTAGGCAAGTTTACGAACAGCCTAGACAACAAAAACCTAGTAGTAGCGGCAGTTAACCAGTTTCTTGCTACTTTGGCTAAAAACGGATACCTTAACCCCGCGTACGACAATAAGTGTACGCTTGATCTACAGGCGCACCTTGACTACGCGGCGCTTAACGGTATCGACACTACAGGTTTTACGACTACGGAGATTAAAAAGATTGATACTGCGGACAATCTTTATCTAACAATAAGCGCGCGTCTCCTTGACACTATGGAAGACTTTACAATAAGCGTTGCAATCTAAACAGGGGGTGAGGTGTGAGTAATCCTATTGACGCTAAAAACGTAATGAGTGGAACATACGGGGTAATCCGTATCGACGGTATCGAGTATGCGAACATTACCAAGTTCGAAACGAAGATAACAACAAACCGCGAAGATATGCAGTTCAGCGGTAACCTAGGTATTGACAGTAAGCTAATCAGCGCAACCGGTAGCGGTTCTATGTCATTTAGAAAAGTAAACAGCCGCGTAGTAGCGCGGCACCTGCCATCTATTATAGCCGGTAAAGATTTTAAGATGGTGCTTGTTTTGACGGTTGACGATCCGGACGGGTTGGGCAAAGAGACGGTAAGCATTACGGACGTATGGACCAACGACTTCGACCTGTTCAGCTTCGAAACCGGCAAGACAATCGAAGAGAATGTAAGTTTCGGGTTTAACCCGCAAAATGTCGGCGTAATTGACGCAGTAGAGGCGTAAACATGGCAGACGAAAAGGCAAAAGTAGAGGGTAGCACACCGCTATCCCTAGACCACATTTTAAGCAATCTTGACGAGATCAACAAGGTAGTAGCAGACAAAGAGGTGACAATAACGCATAAGCGCCTAGGGGCGGACTTCACTTTTTTGGCCCCGCATATATCCGAGCTATCTAAGGTAGCGGACAAGAGCGGAGCTATCATTATCGACGAGGTTTACAAGGCCGTAAATAGCGTTATGGTTACACGAATTACGGAAGATATGCTAAAGGCCATAAAGGTCGGTACTCAGTTGGAGGCCGTCAAAAAACTGTTTAGCGAAGATGAAATTATGATCGTATTCGCTTCAATATCGGAAGGGGTAGAAGACACCACTATAGCCGTAAAAAAGCTATAGAGGGTGACAATACCCTTTTTTTGTTGCACTACTATTTGCAAAAAGGGATAATGCCGGATCAGGTGTTAAGATTGTCACCCTTAGAGAGATCTTTTTTTGAAAGTAGTATGATCCTAGAACTAGAGAGAGAGGGGGCTACCAAGTGAGCGAATTTAGCGAAACGATTATACTCGATATCGTAGCGGACAATAAAAAAGCGCTAGAGGCTATAGCGCAGATCAATAAGCGCCTAGGCAAGACAGGCGAAGCGCAGGTACGCAATAACGAGCTATTTTCAAAAATGGGCAAGACGCTAGCCGGTATCGCTTCGGTCGGGGCTATCGTGGCATTTACTAAAAAGACGATAGACGCGGCTAGCAACCTGCAAGAGGCAGAGAACAAGCTAAACGCCGTCTTCGGATCGAAGGGGCAAGCCCTAGTAAACGACTTCGCTACGCGATACCGCGACGAGTTGGGAATGAGTCTTTTAGAGACAAAGAATTTTATAGCCGATGCCGGTAACCTTTTTACGGGCTTCGGTATGGGTGAAGACAGCGCCCGAAAATTCAGTACGGAAGTATTGAAGCTAACCAACGATCTAGCGTCGTTTAACAACCTATCAACGGAAGACGCACAACGCCGCATGATGTCGGCATTAATGGGCGAGAGCGAAGCGGCTAAGGGGTTGGGGGCGTCGATCCTAGAGGCGCAGATGAAAGTAGCCGCCGCCGATATGGGCCTAGGCAAATACTCAAACACGATGGACGAGCTAACAAAAATACAGATCCGTTTTCACGCTATCCAGATGCAATCAGGCAAGGCAGTAGGAGACAGCCAACGGAGCCTAAAAAGCTTTGTCGCGCAAAAACGTATTATGTTTACTGCTATCGAGCGTGTAAGCCTTCTAATAGGCGACAAGCTTCTACCGGCTATCACCGCCGTAGTATCTGCTATCGGTACGTTTATCAACGCGATAGCGGACAATATCGACGTTATCACGGCCTTAGCATACGCGGCAGGGGCGGCGGGTACGGCGTTCGGTGCCTACTATCTGATCGTTAACGCTACCACGTTGTTTACAAAGGCGCTTACGGCGGCACAGATCGCTTTAAATGTCGCTATGAGGGCTAACCCTATAGGAATCGTAATTACGCTTGTAGGGGCGCTTATAGGGTGGTTTGTCTACCTGTATAACACGAATGAGAAGATCCGCTATGCGTTCGTCTACGCGTGGGAGGTTATGAAGAACGCCTTTGCCATTTTCGTAAACCACTTCGTAGCACAGGTTAACCTACTTCTTAGTATATACAACTCTATAGCCGAAGAGGTGGGCCAAAAGCCTATTCCTATGCGGGCCTTTATGGAAGTCAAGGGCATGGACGAAATAAAGAAGATCGCTAAGGCTAAAAGCATGGTAGCAACCGCTACTGCGGCAGTAAATCCGGCTACCGGTTTAGGTGGCAGTACCTCAACGGCAGGCGGCGGGGTATACGGCACTGGATCTACCGGCGCGGCGGGCGGCGGAGAAAGCTACTTCAAGACCTACAATAAAGGGGCAAGCGAAACTAAGGCTGGCGGCGGTAAAATGACGTTTGGAGATATCCACATACACATAGACCGCAAAGACGAAACGGACGACGCCCTAATAGATAAAATTACGTACAGGGTAGCAAACGAGTTTCAGAAAGCGGCTAAAACTGCGGGAGTAATCTAATGGCTATACAGTACGTAAACGAAACATTCTACGACCTGCTAAACGCCGGAACGTCTCCGGAGGTTAAAGAGGCCTTCGACGAGTGGGAAGAGAGGGGCAAAGACAAGCTAGCCCCCTACACTGTAGAGCTAGACGGCAAAAGGGTTATGGCCTACGGAGACCTGCGCTTTACCAGTAGCCGAAAGGTGATCGAGTTCGAAACAACATACGGCGATATTATCGAGCTTACAGGAAAAGAGAGGCCGCGTTACCTAAGCTTAAACTTCTTGATAGAGTATGACTTCGTAAACGATAATACGGCGGATATGCAAGAGCAGGTAAGCGACCTAGAGCGGATCAAAGAGGACGGCACGCCGGTAACCTTTTCGATCAAGGAGTTAGGCCGAGAGCATGAAGTAACTATAGACGATTTGGACATAACGTATAAGGGCGTCAGAGATATCTACGTAACGGCAGGGCTGAAAGAAGTTAAGAAAAATGCAAATAACGCTTAACAACCTTCAAGGATCTACAAAAGATATCACGAACGAGGTAGGCGGCCTAAGCTATTCTACTTCGCTAAAAGAGATCTTTTCCACCCTAGAGTTTACGATACCGCACTACGTATACGAAGAGAACAAAATAGCCATTTTTTCAAGGGTTACGGCTACGTCAGGAGAAGACTTCAAGTTTTCGGGAATCGTAATGCACGTTGAAAACGACGACCTTAAAAAGGTGCGCCTTACGGTAGTAAGCGACGCCTACTACCTTACAGCGCATGAAGACATATTCAAGGTAAAAAACTACGCCGCCGAGAACGTCATACGGCAGGTTATTAGCAACTTTGACGACAGTTTTACGGTGGCTACCGTATCGCTTCAAACGCCTATTACGAAGATATACAAAGGTCAATCTATCATAGAGGTGATCGACGACGTTTTATCGCAGTGCGAAGGGGCCACCGCAAAGAAGCTATACAGGACCTTTGAAAACAATACGCTTACCATATTTGACACGCCGGACCCATACAGGCTAGATCTTACCTACAGTATATCGGCGCTGAAATTGTCGTATGACGGCGAAGACATACGCACGCGGGTCAAGGTGTTCACAGAGGACAACAAGAGCCTAGCTGTCCAAGAGGTAAAGGACAATACCGAGCTTATCAAGAAAGCGGGTATCATCCAGAAGGTACACGAGATCAAGGCGAAGACGCAAAGCGAGGCCGCGAAGGTAGCCGACAACCTGCTAAAAATATACAGTCAGGTTAAACGGTCCGGAAGCTTTACGATTTTCGGAGACTACAAAGCGCGGGTAGGAATGGGCGTTACGGTCGAGGGGCATAACTTCATTATTACCGGCCTAAAGCACACCTTCGAAGACAAAGTTCACCTTATGAAAGTTGAGGTTATGCTATATGAATAAAAGTTTGGTTGAGATCTTCAAGGCCGTAAAAAACCCGCAAAAGTTCGGGCTTGTAATGGGCAAAGTCGTAGCAGATTTTCCAAACATCAAAATAGACATAGGTAGCGGTGTCATACTGGATAAAGACGATCTTGTTTTCAGCGCTTCAATGCTAAAGGACTACGCAAGGCAGTACACTATCGACAGTCAAGACGTACAGATATCGGGTTCACAGCTCGACAGTTCTGGTACAAATTTCAGCTTTGCCGGTAACCCGCTATTTACCGATTCAAACGGAACTTTGGGGAGCGTACCTGTGGCGTCAATCCCTACGGTGGCTTCTAACTGGAGTACGGATGCTACGAGCTTTACAATGGACGGCAACAGCCTAGCCAGTACAGGCACGATCACCTTTACGGACGAGATCGTAACCGGCGATATGGTTATGATTATGACGGCTGAAAGTAACCAACTCTTCTATGTAATGGATAAAGTTATATCCTTTTAGTATAATATCATCAAATAAGGGGCGTTTATGGCGACGTATCAGTACGACTATATCGACAACACGAATACGGCGGCAGGGGCTACGGCAAGCACCGGCGGCGGTATCGTTTTGGGTATCGACTTTAATACGGGGTTGGCCCTAATGTCAAACGCAGATCTAAAGCAGGTTAGCGGGGCCGAGAGCCTTCTACAGCGAGTAATTAAATACCTGCGCACAGAGCGCAACTTCTACGAGATATACGCACCGGTAAACAACGCAGACGGCGAAAGCTATGGGGTGTCAATATATGAGGCTATAGGATACGTTTACCCCGCCGTGGCCCTCTCTAAATATAGCCTAGAGATCAAAGAGTATCTAGCCGGAGAGTACGACGTAGAGAGCGTAGACAGTGTAAAACTAACGCCGGTTGACGATAAACTACTGATAGAAATAAACCTCACTTCCATATACGACACTATCGAGATCAAAGAGGTGATCGAAAATAAATTTAACCTATACGGACAAGGGGCCTAAATGAGTGACACAGTTTTAGCACAAAAGCAAATTTACCTAGATGCGTTACCGGACACCTACGACAAATCAGAAGGCACGGTAGTAGTAGATCTAGCTACGGCGCAGGCTATGGCGAACGAGGCTTTTTTTATCAACCTGCAAGCGCTAAAGGACAGCCTAGACTATCGCATAGCAACCGGTAGCGACCTAACTACGTTGGCCCTCAACTTCGGCATAGAGAGAAAACAGGCGACCTATTCCGCCGGTACGGTTACGATCACAGGCGCGGAAGGAACGACAGTACCGAAAGGGTTTATCTTTGCAAACGATACGGTAGAGTATTCGCTAGACGCCTCTACCCTTATAGGGGTCGGCGGATCTGTAAACGCTACAGTTACCTGTACTACAGTAGGAACTACAGGGAATACACCGGCAAACACTATCGTAAACATTCCGGTATCTATGATCGGTGTAACAGGGGTTACCAACGCCTTAGCGTTTTCGAACGCACAGGACGAAGAGACGGACACCGACCTAAGATCGAGGATAGACTACGCGCTTTTATACCCCGCCACAAGCGGCAACGCTAACCACTATTTTCAGTGGGCGCTAGAGGTGAACGGCGTAGGCGGTGCGCGGGTGATCGTAAAGCCGACCGGCGCGGGAAGTATGCAGGTCGCTATCGTAGATACGAACAACGATACCGCGTCGCAGGCGCTTATAGATGCGGTATACGCCTACATCATAGAAAACAGACCCGCCACGTCCGGTACGCTCGACGTAGTAAGCGCAACGCCTTTAAATATCGACGTTGCGGTAACCGGTGTAACGATAGACGCTACGAGCGGGCTATCTGAGTCGCAGGTATTGAGCGGCATTGTTGCCAACCTTACCGAGTACGTAAACGCCTTCGCTATCGACGCTACGGAAGTGCCATACGTCGGGATCGCGCGAACGGTTATACAGACCGCAGGGGTGGCAAGCTATATCGGCCTAACGCTAAACGGCGGCACGGCCTCTATTCCCGTTACCGGTATCAACATACCGAAGGCGAACAGCATAACGGCGGCGGTGTAATGTGAGCTTAGTTTCAAGCGGATCTTATGAAACAATACACAGCCTCGGGGCTGAGCTTGTAGGCGTTTTCGCGCCATACGCCAATAATCAACTAATTGACAATCAAAACGGTACTTACACGCTTACAGTGGTTGACGACGGAAAAGGGTGTTTTGTTTCTATAGCGCACCTATTAAACAGCTATTACGCAGTAGAAATAAACATAATTTCGGCTACTGATTTAGCGGGGGTTGTATATTTTTGGGATGGTACATCTAGCCATCAATACCAAAATACTTTGGGGGAAACGAAATACGAGTATAGATCACAAGGCACGGGCGGAGATTGTAGGTTTGACGGGATAGCAATAGGTACAGTAATAACCTTTTCTATATCTCTAAAAGAGATCACGTTACCCGCCGCCTCATATCTCTACTACTACGACGAGACGACCGGAAAGATCAAGGCGCTATCGAGTACCGGAGACGTCGGGGAAAATATAGAAACTAGATCCATTGAAACTTTAAACGCTTATCATGCTACAGTATTGGCAGACGGAACAATTACCGCGACCGCTACAGATGGACACGTAAAGTTCGGGCTTAATTTGATGGAAGTCGGAAAAAGATACAACTTTTCAGGTGTATTAACTAATAACGGAACGGTAACGGCGAGAGCGTTAGCTACGCTTATGACAGGTTTAACAGGCGTAGGAGTGTCAGGAACTCCGGACGGTATATTTGATGTATTTGCGGTGGCTAATGATGCTACAGCAAGATTTGAGATAAGACCAGATGTTATAAATGGGGTGGATAGTTGTACTGTGCATACATACAGCGTTAGAGAAGCGCTACAGATATCTACACAGTACAGCGTAACAGATCCGCACCGATACGCCTTCACCACTGCAACGCCACTAAGCGCCGCAGATATCGCTGTGCTAGAGTCAAGCCTAACGGCGGTAGAAGAGCTTTACCTCGGCCTCTTAATACTGCCTAGCGGCTTCGATGGTAGCGATATCGTATCAATAAGCAACCTTGACGGTTTGGGTATGGCTAGCAAATACCTGCCTAAATACTACAACAAAACCGAGGGGCAGTGGTACGACCTAAACAGGGCATACGAAGAGACTATTAAGGGGTGGGGGCTTACTATTGCAAACTTCCGAAACGGGTATATATTCTCACTTGCAAACGAAGTGCAACTTCAATTTATGGAAGAGCTTTTAAAAGTGCCGGTAGACACTTCGCTATCTATCGACTATCGCGTAGGGAGGCTACAAGCTAAGCTACTGCCGGCGGCAACAACGCAGAGCGCTATCATCCATATAGCTAAGCAATTCTACCCGAACGAAAATCCCGTTATAAGCGAAGTTGAGGCAGACTATACGTTAACGATCTTCTTTAGCAATATGCAGGTATTGCCTACAGATATCGCGGTGTTTAAAGATACGATAGAAGAGATCATACAGGCCGATATCGACTTTAGCGTTTTGCTCGATGTTGCTATGGCGGCCTTTACGCATACGGATCTATCGGCGCATACATACGCAGACCTAACCGGCTACCGGTACGGAAACTAAAAAGAGGGGAATAGATGGCAACATTAACGGCAACGATCAGCCTAGTTAAGCCGGACGCGTTAGAGTATTACGACCTAACCGTTTGGAATGGCAACATGGATATAATAGACGAGCAGATAGCGAACGCGAAAGCGGGAGACGCTACAAGGGCTTTTCTGTGTAAGACAGACGTAACCAACCAGAACTACGCGCTAAGCAGGGCGGCGGGCGACGCTCGATACCTAGGTATAGCGGCTACAGCGGCGGCTGCGACAAAGCTAGCAACGGCGCGCACGATCACGCTACAGGGAGACGTACAGACGGTACAGGCTACATTCGACGGGTCCGGTAATATTTCGTTTACGCTTAACATAGCAAACGACAGCCACACGCACGATACGCAGTATTACGGTAAAGCCTATATCGACGACAAAGAGAAGCTTTGGAGTACGAAAGAGGTAACGGTATCTATTACGGATGCAAACTACACGCTATCGGCTACCGAAAACCTGTACGGGCGCATGAAGATCACCGGCGTATTGACGGCGGCGCGCACGGTTACAGCCGACAACGTAGCAAGATCCTTTTTGGTAGTAAACGGAACTAACCAGACATTGACAGTTAAGACGGCTTCGGGTACTGGGGTTGCTATCGTCGCGGGCGGTACGGCTATTCTATACAACGACGGCACGAACGTACTGGACGTACTTACTGACAATATCAAGTTTGCGACATACGCGCCTTTGGCTTCTCCTGCGTTCACGGGTTCACCTACAGCGCCTACGCCTGCAACGTCAGACGATAGCACGAAGGTGGCTACGACGGCTTTCGTAAAAAGTTTAGGGTTAGGTATCAAACAGAACTATACTACCTACACGGTCGGGACCGATAGGGTAATGGGTTCAACCTATACAAACTCTTCGGACACACCTATTGAAGTACACGTTCAAATTCATATAGGATACACTACGGCTTCGCACGCCGTAGGGCTTTACGTAGATGGCATTCTAGTATCAAGATGTCAAGTTTACGGCAACTACGGTACTTTTTGGATCAGGCCGACGCTTACTATGTCAGTGCCGCCGTGGTCAACATACAAGGCGGCTATTATAGCCGGAACGCCTAGCCTTCAAGGTTGGTGGGAATTAAGATAACAGGGGCATAAAATGATATATTACAAAGACAATACAAGCGGCGAAGTATTCGCCTACGACGAGGACGGATCGCAAGACGCCCTTATACTTGAAAACGAACTCAATGAAAACAGAGTCTTAATGACTGCGGCAGAGGTTGACGCGTTTGCAAACCCGCCCGCTACGCAAGAGCAGAAGATTTTTTATTTTACTGAGATCGTAAACGGGGTGATACTCGACGAGCTTGTAAAGTTCAACACTGCAAACGGAACGGTATTCGAAAGCGTGCATAACTGTGAGAGCTACAGCCGTGTAGCAGGCTATACACACCAAGCCTTCTGTGCGAGCGTTTGGGCGTGGTCTGTTAGCGTATGGGAAGAGGCCCGCCTAATCCAAGCCGACGTTTTGGCAGGCACGATACCGGAGCCTACAGAAGCGGAGTTTAAAGCAATGCTACCGGCGTTCGCGGGATAATCCCCCGCCCTTTTTTTGCCTGCTTGTATATTATATTATAATATGCTACAATTTGCCGAAATCAAAGAAAAGGTAAAATTATGGGAATCATAGTAACAGTAGGCGCGACGACGAAAGGCGGAACGGGCAAAAGCACGGTTTGCACAAACGTAGCGGTAGACCTAGATAGACAGGGATACGCCAACGTAAAGGTATTCGACACGGACGTAGAGAACACGGCAAGCGGCGACTTTTTCCGTAACCGTCTATTTGAGTCTAGCAAGCATATAGACTGTAGCACGGTGTACGACGCGGAAGACCTAGAGAAGGCTATAGAGTTTGCAAACAGCGGAAAAGATCACGTAGCTATTATCGACGTAGCAGGGCTTGAAAGTAACGTAACTGCGGCGGCGGTGGCTATATCCGATATCCTGTTTATCCCGTTTCGAATGAGTAGCAAGGATCTAACCGCTATGGGTAGCTTTTTGGAGAAGATCAAAGAGGCAAAGAGCAACGGGGCAACGATGAAAACGTACTTGATCCCGAACTATCTATACGCAAACAGTAACCCCGAAAACGTAAAGAGAGACATAGCGCCTCTTTTAGATATCGAGGGCATAGAGTACGGCACAGCACTAAAAAACCGTAACAGCTACATTGACAGCGCGGACAGCGGGCAGAGCGTTACAGAAATAGGAGACGCTAAGGCGGGGGCAGAAATCTACCCGCTTGTAAAAATTATCAACGAAAGGCTAAACGATGAAAAATAACAAAATGGATCTAATCAAGAAGGCGGCAGACAGCGCGGCGCACAAGCGTAGCAATACGATCAAGGCAGATAAAAAAGAGCCTACGGTAATCGTTCGCGAGAATATGAGTTTTTACGTTGGAGACGCTAGAGACGTCATAGGCAAGGTAAAAAAGGGCAAGCTGTCAGAGGCGATACAAAGGGCGCTTAGATCAGCCTATAAAAACGGCGATATCGACGATCTAATAGGGGGCTGATTTGTCGGCCTTCGATAACCCGCTAGACGGGGCCGACACCTTCGGCCTTTTTTCCACAAAAAAACAAACTCCAAGAAAACCAAGAAAGCCTATAAACAACGAAGAACAGCGCAACCAGATAGCTTTATTTTCGTGGGCCAAAAGCAAGCTTACGCTAAGGCACTACCCCCTATTTCGGAAACTTCTTTTTTCAGTTCCAAACGGCGGGCTTAGATCCAAGAAGACGGCGGGAGATATCAAAAAAGAGGGCGCAGAGTCGGGGGTATCAGACATACTTTTTTTAGTACCGGCGCACGGCTACCCGTACCTATGTATCGAAATGAAATCAAGCACCGGCAGGCAGTCGGATAATCAAAAAGACTTTGAAGCTGAGGTTGACGAAGTAGGCGGACTATATCAGATCGCATACAGTAAAGAAGAGGCCGAAAAGATTCTAAGGTGGTATTATTCAGGTATTAAGCTATAATACAGGAAAAAAGAGGCGTTCTATATGGAACTTATACAGGTGGTAATGATGCTATTAATGGGGCTGATCGGCTTCATTCAGGTAATTTTTGTTTTCGTTTTAGGACGTATCTTTAACAATCAAGACAAGATTTTTTCTTTAATAGAAAGTGCAAGAAAAGAGCATAGGGAAGAGATCTTAACCGCGCGTAAAGAGCATAAAGAAGAGGTAGAAAAGGTGCAGGCAGAGTACAAAAAGTTACTCGAAGATCACTACGTAACGACCGGCGAGCTTAGCACTATGCAAGAGAAATTTACGGGGGCGCTTAATACACTCACTAACGAGGTTAAGCACTTGATAAACGCGGTCAATAACAGAGTAGACAATTTACACTATGTAGAAAGGCATGAAGTATGAAAAAATGGTATGAAAGTAGGACGCATTGGTTTAATATAGCTATTGCTATTATCGGATTTTTAGAGCTTAATCTACGGCTTGTAAAGGACAACCTAGGGGATAACTACGGCTATGTATTTATCGCCGTTTCTATCGTCGGTATCGTTCTGAGAAACTCTACCACGAAAGCAATCGAAACGAAGACGGCAAAAGAGCCGGAACCGGATTTAAAAAATGTTCGTCTTTGATGCGATAAAGGGCTACTTCTACGCCATTGTAGGCGCGGCAGTCGTCGCGTTCCTTGCATACGTGAAATATCTACGCATGACGAGCGAGACACAAAAAAAAACTATCGACCGCCTTAAAACAGAAATAGGCGTACAGCGCGAAGTATCGAAGGACGAAGTAAAGCGGGCCATATTCGAGGCGAAGCACAGAGAGCGGGCCGAAGCTTTGCAGGCGTCAGAGATCACGCTAGACGATATCGAGAGGGAGGCGGCAGGTAATGAAAATGATACTCACTGTAGCTACGATTGTTACGCTAATATCAGGATGTAGCGAAAAGACCGTATACGTAAAACAAACCCCCTACAACTTCCAGAAAATAGAACAGCCTAAAGAGCGCGCGATACGGGTCCACAAAGACGACGAAAAGCTATACCGCGCATACATACAGCGCTTTAGATCTATAATCAACTTCTATAACGACCAGATAGACGACTACAAGCGCGCACACGACGAAAACTTAACAGGGGTAAGGTAATGGTATCGGAAGAGCTTTTAGCGCGTAACAGGCACGTAAAATACCCATATTCTTACAGTTCTTTAGAGAAGCTTGAAGGGGTACACCCTAGTCTTATAGCTTTTGCCTTTGAGATCGCAAACGTGATCGACTGTAGGTTAGTATACGGGGTGAGGGAAACGGAAGAGCAAAAACGCCTCTTCGCAGAGGGCAAAAGCTCAAAAGACGGCGTTGTAAAAAAGAGCAATCATCAAAAGAAGGCGGACGGATACGGCTACGCGCTCGACATTCTCCCGCTACCTAAAGGCGTCAATATGTACCTAGACGACGGTAGCGAAGATAATATACGGTGGGGGCAGTTTGACGGCCTATGTCACGGGATCGCCTACAAGCTAGGCATAAAGGTAAGGACCGGATTTAAGTGGCGGTCGTCTATGATGGAGTCGTTACAGCGTTCAGAGCGCGACAATACACTACCGGATGGCAATCACGTAGAGCTTGTAATATAATTTTTTTTTCGGTATAGTTTTGACTCAGACCGGCGCGGCAAGTTATGACCTTTTCGGGCCTTTGCCGGTCGCGGTTTATTTCGATTAGCCTACCAAACGCTAAGTCGGCCTTATGCCCAAGTCTCCTATAGGGCGTAGGTTGATCGAAGTAAATATACATAAGATTTTAAATTAGTGTTTGGTAGGCCCTTCTTTAATCTCTTTTCATAACAGTATTTTTACTATCTTATTAATACCGGTTCTAATGAACATAGACAGCTTTACAGACGAGCAGTTGCTAAATTTAGTCAACAAAACAATAGTTTCAAAGACGGATTACTCGCCTTCGGATTTTACCGGCGGCTATGTATCCGCAACAACGGCATATAAGAACAGGGTTGTTAAGTACAAGGTAGCTCTTTTCTTTGGGTACAGATCAGACGGTAAAACGTCAAAATCGCAGGTTGTAGAGATCGAAGAGGATCTATATTTTATTTGGGCAAAAGCGATCATGGTTAAAACGCTATCAATGCAGGTAAACGCCGTAGGATCGACTATTAACGAACTTAACAGCATGATGCAACCGTTAACAGAAGAAGAAGAAAAAGAGATAGAAAAAAGAGTAGGTAGAAAAGACCGTACGGACACCGTACGGGATACCGGACGTAACCTACCTACTACCTCTACCTTAGAACCTTCTACCTCTGATACCTTTATACCTGTGGCAGATTGTAAAAATTTCATAGAACTAAAGTACCGGCTAGTATATGCAAGGGCAAATAAGATCAAGTTCAAATACGACGAAGATTATATATGCGTGCATACCGACGGCGTACCGTACAACGTACGAACGCAGAAGGTTTTTACACAGACAGAGAGCGACACTTTTTATAAGTACCTCTTTGCTAACATAATCGACGTAGAAAAAACGGTAAACGAACACTTTAACAACGGGGGTGAGTAAATGAGAATGGAGAGGACCGACTACCGGTTAGGAGATCATCACAACACTATCGGTGTATTTAAGGGAGAGAAGAGGAAGGCGTACGGCTTCGGAGACGTAGAGAGCGCTCTAAAGGCGGTACACGTTTTAGAGGGCCGCCCGCTTTGGGCTTTTTTCGATAATATAAACGGTATCGTTTTCAGACGTTCTATACTATGGAGGGTAAAGCAGTGCTAGATAGCTCGCTAATGGTCCTTATAGGCCTTTTCGTATATTCGGTAGTGGTTTGGGGTGCGTGTAAGGCTAAAAAGGCTTACAGGGCAAAAAAACGCCTAAAGCAAAACGGCTACTTCGTAGAATTTTATTAGGGTAAAAGAATGATAGAATCAATAACACCGTTTCACCGGCTTAATCCGGTCGCCAAAAAGCAGATCCAAGAGAATCAAAAACGATTTACAGCAGAAGAGCGGCTACTCTCCCTAATGTTAACTACGATGGTCCTCGCTTTAGGAGAAGACGACCTAAAGCTAAAGTACGTACAGAAAAATCTACTATGGCTACAGAAGACGAACAGGGCAACCGGATACCTTGACAACGCCGGTGCATTTGTAGAGGCGTCTAACCGCGTCTGGTTTGAGACGTTCAAGGAGATAAAGGGCGACGTATCAATATCGGCATACATGACGGCTATTATCTACAAGAGGCAGAAGCAATACAAAAAGCTAGGGGTTAACTACAGCGACTTTAAAAGGCTTTGGAAGGCGCACGCGGTAGAGGGCTACACGATGCACACGACGAAGGTAGTAAACAGGATGCTAGAGAAGATCAAAAAAGAGGTAAATATGCTACAAGGGGGCAGGCGTGACGAAGAGCGATATTAAGGAGCTAGTATACAAAATATTCAGAATGGACGAAGAGGGCCTTATATCACTTCGCGAGATCGCAATAACGTCGATAATAGCCCCGAAGGATAAAGAGTACATTTTAAGGGCTATCGAACTTAGGCTAAACCCTGTAAACGATTTAGAAGGCATGATAGTAGACGGTGAGCTTACCTGCGAAG